GGTTGTATTCCGGCTGACTTGGAGCTGGAACGCGGAACGGCGTGACATGAGCAAGTGGCTCGGACGCTCACCAACTGGGAACTTGCTGATAAGCTCAGCAATCTTGGCGTCGGTGCAGCCTTTGCCGCTGTCTGCGGTGAGCTTTTTCAAACGACCGATTGCGTGCTTGTTCACGCACTGGAAGCCGATCCATGCGGTGAGGTCAGCGATGAATGCAGCGTAGCGCTTAGCGTCGGCATCAACTGCGTCGCCTTCACGGAATGGCGAAAGGTCGAAGGTCGTGCCGTTACCGTAGACGTATTGCACGCCAGTGTTGCCTGCTTTGATGGCGTAAACCGAGGATCCAGTTGCGGAGGTTGTGCCGCCTGCGTCAACTACGATGTCACTGCCGAGAGCGGACACCAATGTTTGCAGACCAGCGAAGCCTTTCGAGCTTGCGTTGTCTCCGTAGATGGTTTGTGTTCCAACTGTGGAGAGAGCAGCGCGCATGACGCCCATGGCTTCGATTGCTTGCAGAGCCTCGGCGCCGTCTTCGTAACCGCGAGCGACAGCCTTATCGACCTCGATGCGAGCGGAGAGAATGAAGCACTCAACGAGACGCTCGGTGAAGTTCGATTTAGTAGCATCCGTGCCTTCGTTGGCTTGACGGAATGCAACGCTCGGACGACTGTTGCGAGTCACAGTCTTGTAGGACGTGCCGCGAATCGTGCGAGCTGGGATGATTGTCACCTCAGGAGATGCGGTGGCTACTTCCTCAATCAGACCGACGATGGGATCATGTCCGTTGAGCTTGGCAAGGTCTAACAGAGTTAGGTTGTTTGGCATAATGTTGTTTGTTTAGTGAGATTGATTTTGAGCTTTGAAGGAGGCTTCGACGAGTGCGAGTCCTTTCAGTTCGGTTTGTTTGGTGCCTTCGTCAGCTTTACCGGCGAGAACGGTTTCGCCGTTCACTGGCTTGGATGGGATGGCGTTGAGAATTTCCACAGAGTTCTTGTCGGCTTTGATTTGAGCCTTCCAGAATGACTTGGCTTTTTCATCTTGCGGAGCGATGCGACCGGCTTTGACAGCTTCGTCGATGACCGAGTCAGCAGCTTTGTCCTCAATCTCAGCAAGTGATGCTTTGAGCGTTTCCACTTCGCTGGCGAGAGCGTCACGCGATGCCGTGACTGTCTCCAGTTCGTTGGCGTGGTTCGCAGCAGCTTGAACCGCGTCGGCTTCCTTGGTCATGTAGCCAGCCTCGATCTCAGCGATCTTGCTTTTCATGGCTTCGATTTCGAGCTTGGCAATTTCCATTGCTTTCTCCGGGTCAACATCCTCGGCAACAAGACCGAGTTCGATTAGTGGTTTGATGTCCATATTGGTTTCGTTGTATGATGCGGCGATTTTTTCCATCGCCTCGAATGCCGGTTCATTTACTAGTGAGCCGATCTCGCCATGTGTCGGCAGACCTGCTGGCGTGCCGTTGGCGAGTAGAAAGTTTGGCGAGAAGTAGGAGTAGTCCTTGCCTTCGACGGCGCTCTTGCCTGCCTGTGTCCACTCGATGTCCAAGACCAGACCGACGCCTGATTCGTATCGGAACTCCTTCGGGATGAAGGAGGCTGGACCGGCTTTGTGATCGAAGCCAGCGAATGGTCGCACGTTGCGAGATTGGCGAGCTTGCAAGTCGCTTGCGAATGCAGCTAGGATCGACTCATCGACCGTGACCTTGCGCTTGGCAGCCTTGCCATTGACGGTAGCATGAATTTCATGCTCGCCTTCAGGGAGATATACAATGCTCTCAGCCAAAGCTTCCACTTCGGTTTGAAAAGATGCACTGATGATTTCGTTCGCCATTTCGAATAGAAGATTACCACTCGAATCTGGCTTGTAATTACTTTTTATTAAGTAGTGCCTTCGACCTGTGCAATGATGCTTTGAAGCGCTCCGTTCGCGAATGCGTTGATGTATGATTGCTCCGGTGGAAGTGCGTTCCTCCATGGCTTCTGCGTGATGGATTTCTTCAGCACGAATACCGGTTTGATACCGGTGGGAGAGTTTTCATCTGCCTGCGCTAGCACGCCCTTGACGGCGAATAGCGGGGCGATTGTTCGGCTGTATGTCCGAGCTGTCAGCCCGTGTGCTTCTGGCACAATCGGAATAGTCAGGAACTTTGCACGTCGCGCGGTGATCGTCCCTCCGGTGACTTTGTGCGAGAATCCAATGGCACCTTTGCTGCGCAGTGTCACGCCTGATCCACTCGCTCCCATGATCGACCAACTTCCTGAGACTTTACGCCACCACTGCGTTTTTTTCCTACCTGGACCATGAGTCGGAAGCGATGGATTTTCCCATAGCCGCGATCCGTTCATGTTGTAGTATTTTTCGACGACTTCCAGAGCATCCTGAGCGCCGGTGAGAACCGCAACCTTGCGCACCGATGCCGATTGTAGGCGGATCATCGATGCCTTCACTGGATCGAGTCCTGTCGCTGTGATGGTGATCTTCATAATTCTCGCTCCAATGATTTGACGATTGCCGCTCCGATCTCATTTTCGAGTGACGTTTCAAGCGCTCGCTTGTCGAGCAGAAAAAACAACTGAGGAATGCGGTCGATGACTTGCTGCACCTCGATCTGAAATGCGCCTGCGGTCATGTGATGGCTCTTGTCGATCAGGTCGGCGAAGATCTGATCCACCGGCGAGAGCCATTGCCCCGCGACCTCACGCATCTGTTCATCAGTCATTCTCGATCTGCTTGAGCTTTGCGTTTGCCCACTCTCTGCCAGCGTCGCCGCCCCAGCCGTGCCATGCCTGCCAGCCTTTGCCCTTGTCGCCCCATGTCTCGCCCTTCTTGTCGATCTCATGGCGAGCGAAAAATGATACCATGCGCTTCACTGTCTCTGCTGATAGCTCGGAACGGTTGGAGATGTCCCTTGCGCGTGCGATGCCCACTGAGGTCATACCGCGCTCCGATGCTGGCTTCTGTCGGCGAATCTCAAGCGCGTCCTGCGCTGCCTTCGCCATGTCCTCGGTCGGTCTGAAATCGATGTCAGCGCGTGCCGCCTCGGTGATCTCTGGCAGCAATGGAAGCGGATCTTCGACCTCGCCAAATAGAGCCTCGCCCTCTTGCGGTTCTTCAACTCCGAGTTCGTTGTAGATCCATTTGTTCGAGACCGGCAGACCGATGTCCTTGGTCACGATCTTGATGCGCTCGGCGATTGCCTTCTCATCCTTCGGCTTTGGAATGACGATCTCAGCGTAGGGCATGTCCTCACTGGCAATGCCTGCGCCGTAATTCATACGAACGATTGATGGAATCAACTGTGTCGTGACTACCTGCCCGATCCATGTCGCGACCGCTTGCAGAATGTCGCCGCGAACTGTTGCATGCACGTCGCCAAGCGCTCGGCTTCCGCTGCTGCCCACGTCTGTGGTCAATGTCTGACCGAGCATGAGAATGTCGCATGCTTTGTCTGACTCGTTCATCAGCGCGACCTGTGGCAGCGATTCCCCGCCCTTGATGCCGTCCATGATCGAGAACTTTACCCCGGGTCCTGTGACCGCATAGCCGCTGGTGCCGATGTTCTCCAGCATTTCCTGCGCCTTCATCATTGCTTCGTCGCTGCCGTCCGTCTCAGCGTGCCTCCATGGAATGCTGTAGAGCTGCGCGTATTGCATGAACCAGCCCAGCCCGTAGATTGCACCGAGCCAGAACTTCGTGAGAGCGCGAAGGTTTGCCGAATGGATCGGATGACAACCGCCTTGCTGCCAGATGGCGATCAGGAACTTGTCAGGTGGGAAATCGATCAGTGTATCGTAGTTGACGCCGTTCGGTGCCATCATGAGCCGGTCGATCTCGTTCGATGCCGATGGATAGGCGAGGTATTTCGCTGGAACTGGAGCGTAGCACCGCGGTGAGACGATGCCGTTCTCGGTGTGCCAGATGATTTCGACCACGCTGATTCCCTTGGCGTAGGCGTCGATCAGCGCACGCATCATGCCCTTCGTATCGAGTTCCCAATGGCTCGGACGTGGTGCGTATGATTCAAGCGCTCGTTCGACTGTCTCATGGATCTGCAATGCCTGCGGTGTTGGCTCCTCGGCACCTTCGCGAATACCTGGCTTCACCTCGATCTGTAATGACGTGACGTTACCGGCGATCTCGTTGATGCACTTACGCAGACGCGACCATGAATCGACCATCATGCGAAAGAGTCGATCTTGATCCTCCAGCTTGCCGGTGCGCACGTTGCGGAGAATGCTGCGCACTTGCTCTGGCGTCACGTTTGCAAGGTCATAGTCCTGCGTGCGGTAGGAAGCTGGCAAAGGCGCTACGATGCCTTTTCTTTCGTCTGCGGTCATGGTGAGCATCGCAATAGCATGCAATGCAGCCCATGGCAAGCGTAAAATCACAGAGCGTTAAAACCTCGGACCGTTCGACTGGCGAAAGTGTTCCGCGATGTAGTGACCGATGCCGCGCCTGTCATGGCTCCGGTGATCCTGCTACCAAGTGCGATGCAAGCAAGCAATGCGTCTGCTCGGTCTGGTGACTTCATGCTTTTGGCTGCCATCTTTTCCTTTGATTCGACGCGGAGCTTGCCGGTTTCGTTCCACTCGCTTTTCCGCGTGGTGATCTGAGAGAACGTTGTCGGGTCGAGTTCTCCGACGTGAATTCGTCCACGCTCGATCTCGCGACTGGCAACGTGCCAGACCTGCGCGATGAGGTTGGCGTATTCGTCCTTCTCGCTCGCTGGCTTCCCGCCATGGAAACGGTTGATGTGCCAGCCCATCTCCGCGAACTGGTCGCAGAAGCCGGTGCCGAGTCCGTCGGCGTCTCCCCAAATCTGACCGGCGGTTAGTCCTTCTGTTTGAAACATCTGTATGAATTCGCGTGCCGCCTGCACTGTGTCTCGCTCCTGCCATGCTCGGACGATGCGAGCGTGATTCCCGCGGCGAATTGCCAGAACGTTTTCGTCCCGTCCCGCGGCGAAGTCACAGAATGCTACGATCTCGCCGTGAGCGTTTTGCTTCGGCTGAGCATCGAGTGCATTGCGTAGCAGATCGGGAGCGAGAACCAAGCGGTCGAAGTCCTCGGTGAACTCAGCGAGGTGCTTTGAGCGGTAGAGCGGATGTGATTCGCCATACTTGATTCTGTCCAGTTCCCGCTTCTCCGCGCTGATATGTGCGCAGTCTGTCGATGGCACGCGAATCGTCTTGTAGAGGCTGCTGTTCTTGTGGAATGAGTCGTAGAACTGACCGCGCGGCGCTCCAGGTGATGAAACCCAAAGTTCCATTTTCCGCGTGCATCGGTCGAATGCTTCGAATATCGAGTCTGGCACCGTCTTTGCTTCGTCGATGATGAGGAATACTGGATCCACATCGCCGCCGATCTTCGGGTGATGCCCTTCCGCTCTCCCCGGGTTGTCGGTGCTGAATCCGAACGCGTAGCCGCCCTCGGGTGTGCGCAATTCCTCCGACATGAAGCGCCAGTGTGGGAAGCGATGCTGATACACCTTGACCGCGCCCCAGAGCTGCTTCTCGATCTGCATCCACGAGCCGCTGGTGAAGATGCACTGACCGCGCGGGAACTCATGCAGGAACCACAGCACGAGCGGTGCCACAAGTCGCGCAGTCTTGCCGCTGCCGTTCGCTGCGACCACGCTGGTCGGCTGTTCCATCGCGACCGACTCCATGGCTTCGCACTGCCAGAGGTATGGCACGATGCCGAGAACTCGGACGCAGAATTCTGTCGGGGTCATTTCTTCGCCTTTGCCCGTGCGATTTCAACGAGGGCAGAAAGGTTTTTGTCTTGCTCGGTGGAAAGCGGAAGTTGCATAACCGGCGTGCCGTCTGGACCGCTGATCTCTTGCTTGTCAGCCTGTCCGAGCATGTTCTTCCCGAGGAAGATGAGCATGGAAACATTGCCAGCGAGTGCAACCTCGATCTGTTTTTTACGCAGTCGAGTTTTGCCATTCTCACGCCCTTTTGCAATTACCTCCGCAAAATGACGGTCGAGCGTATCAACTGAGCATCCTACGATAGCCGCGATTTCTTTGTTTGGACATCCGATGCCTGCGAGCTTTTCGACAAGGTCACCGTCGATCTCTAGCTTTGGTCTGCCTGCTTTTTTTGGTTTTTCACTCATGAGTCGTCGGATTGGAGCGCGGAGGTCAGACTTGCACTGCCCTCTCCCTGCTGGATGCAAGGCGCATC